TCACTCCTCATTTTCTTCTGAGCTGTACTCCACATCGGAGAGTTTAACCTCAAGCTCTAAGCCCGTCGTGAAACCGTTATTATTGAGGTTGTGGGTCACCTTGCTGATTAACCATGCCTGCTCGTCTATGACGCGCTTAAAGCCTGACACGCGTACAGGCGTCTCAGGAAATAAATCCGCTCGCCCTAGCGCCAGTGTGATTGAAAACTCCGCAACGCCTCGCTGCAGTTTATCCCACTTAGCCTGAGCGGCGCGCATCGCCTGTGCCTTTGAGGCATAGACCGTCGTCAGCGCCAGCACGTTATCGGCTTCACCGGCCATGTACTCACCCTCACGTGCTTCCTGTTCTTTTTTGATCTTTGTCTTTTTGCTGACCGGCTTTGCTTTTGGGTGTTCCAGTGCGCGCAGGTGCTTCTCTTTTTGCTTGCGTTTCAGCGTTACTTTCTGCTTTTGTGGCTTCGGGTCTTTGGTGTGCAACCATTTAGCAGTGACGCCGGTATAAGCCCCACGGTCGGCAATGGCAAACTGATGACGGTCACCATCACTGCGGGTCAGCGTCATTTGCGGGACGGGTTTGCCGCTGGCCGTCATCGCACTACCGGCTTTCAGAAACAACAGTTTCCCTGCCTTCACCGATACCGTTGCCCCGTTGCGGTCAGCCAGTCGACTCAAAAATACCGCGTCGGATTCCTGCGACTGGTCGATATGCGGTACCGGGATTTTTTTCAGCGATTCCGCAATGCTGGCCGTCAGTTTGTTGCGCTTTGCGATGGTACTGACCAGTTCGCCGATGGTGGTGTCGTGCCATGACTCTTCACGCCTGGAATTTAGCGTGCCGCGAAAGTCCGCGCTGCGCGCCCGGATGGTCAGGGTATCAGGAGCCCCCCGGTGCTCAATCTCATCGACCGTAAAATCCCCCTTATTCAACAGCGCCGAACCCTGCCAGCCAAGCCACAACGTCAGCACTGCCCCGCGCAGGGGTAACTCGACTTTCCCATCGGTGTCATCGAGCTCAATGTCGAGCTGGTCAGCTTCAAAGCCCCTATTGTCCGTCATGGTAAGAGAAATCAGCCGGTCGCTGAAGTTGCTGGTAATGTCCTGACTGTTCAGCGTCAGCATAAAAGCCGGTGCAAGGCTGGCACCGGCGTCAATTGCCATCCCCGTTATCATTCAGTGAAACCTCCGGGCATACCCTGCAGTTTATCTGTCAAATTACCGGCAGAGCCGAGAAGCTCACTGGCCTGTTTATTCATGTCACCAAACATCTCTGTCAGCGATTCATCAACCCGTTTTAGCGAAAGCGTGAAATCAATCTTTCTGGCCGCACCATCACTGAAAAACTCGGTGCGTGTAGTCGATACTTTATCGACGATATACATCCCGAGGATATTTCCGGTTCCCTCTATCAACGGCCACGCTCTGCCTTCATTGGCCATCACCTCTACAGCCTTTAGTGAGATCCAACCGCCAGTGATAGCGGGGTATAGCGTACCAGCAAGCTGTATCGAAGTTTCCCCCTCGCCAAGAAACTGATAGGCAGGTGGTTTACCCACCCGGTCATTGGATACCCAGCGATAATCTTTCGAATGCTGCATCGACTGGTAAGGCAGGGTGCGAAGTTCAAACACAAACATTCCGAGAGCAAGCATCATCGTTTAATCCCCCTCAATAGTCGTGGGTCATGTTGGCACGCTGGCGGGCGCGTTTATCGCGCTCAATCTGTTCGAGCGTGTCGCGTAGTTGTCTGTCAAGCTGATGCCCCTGCGCAACACCTCCCGGCAGATTGATGTTGTATTCGCTTTTGCTCTGGTCAATGTAAGAGCGCCCCGCCGGTGCGGTAACTGGCTGATAAGCCTGATAGCCGCCATATGTGCTGGTTGCCGGGATGTAGGAATTACCCTGTGTGGCGGCATTGGTTTTGGCGGCGGTCTGGTCGAGGCTGTCCGACTCTTTGTTGATGATGCCGAGCTTTTCGAGAAGCCAGTCGACACCGCTGCGCAGCTTGTTAAAAACATTGAGCGGAGCCATCAAGGCAGAGGCCAGTGCCTGACCAAATATGACGCCGACATTTTTGCAGCTATCAAGCGTTTCCTGCGTGGCCTTAACCGGTGCTATCAGGTCTTTAAACCACTGCCAGACGCCGCGCAGTTTCTCGCCGAGACCATCAAAAATGGGAGCCAGTGGAGCGAACATTTCCCCGACTGGGGCAAAGGCACTCATGATGCCCTCAATCACTCCCGAGAAAAATGCGCTGATGGGCTCCCAATATTTACGGATGAGTAGCGCCCCCGCCACAATCGCCGCACCGACGGCCACTATCGGCCAGGTAATCGCACCGAGCGCTGTCGCAATGGCACTACCGACGACAGTAAAGACCGTACCCAGCATGCCAGCAGCGGCGATAATGGCATTAATCCCCATGACAACCGGCCACGCAACGAGACCAATGCCGCCGATGATACCAATCAGCGCCAGCGCACCACCGGCAATAATCCCGATAGTTGTCGTCAGCCCTTTGTTTTTCTGGATCCAGCCGTCGAGCTTCAACACGTATTGTGTGGCGGTTTGGGTGAGTTTGCGCAGCGAGCCCTCTTGCTGGTCAAAAAGGTCGGTACCGACAGCCTCATAAGCAGACTGGAACTCTTTAAAATCACCGCCGAGGTTGTCCTGCATAATTTTAACAAGCTCTGCGGTTTTTCCGTCTGAGGCTTTCAGGGTGGAGGTTAGCTGGTCAAGTTTGCCGGTTGAGGCGGCAGTCATGAGCACCGCCGCCGCCGAACTGGCTTCCTCACCGAATATCGTTTTCATGTATTCGGCTTGTTGACCGGTGCCGAGATTGTTACGCTCAAAACTGGCCTGCATTTCCTTGAGGATGGTAAAAATCGGGCGCGTGTTGCCTTTACTGTCGGAAGTTTTGACACCCAGCTCCTTAAGCGCATCCCACGCTTTACCGGTCGGAGCCTGCAGGCGGCTTAAAACCGCACGGCTCCCGGTGCCGGCCATCGAGCCGGTGATTTTGGCGTCATGCAGGGCGCCCACCATTGCGGCAGTTTCTTCAATGCTGACACCGGCATTTTTCGCCACCGGCGCGGCGTAGGTCAGCGCATCGCTCAGCCCGTCGAAATCGGCAGCAGTTTTATTCATCACCGTCGACAGAACGTCGCCAATGTGCGCCACCTTGTCATTGGAAAGCTGAAACGCAGAGCGCATCCCCATCAGTAATGCGGCGTTTTCTTCCATCGTGCGACGGTTGGCAAGCGCCATATTGAGGGTGACCGGTGTCGTCGCCTGAATGGCTGCCGCATCGCCGCCCCCTTTGGCGATAATAATCTGCGCACTGGCTGCATCATCAGCAGAAGCGGCTGTATTGTCACCGAGCTGGCGCGCCTGTTTGCGTAACGACTGCATTTCTGGCGACTGCTTATCGACCCCGAGCACAGCCTGCAGCTCGGAGTTTTTTTGCGCAAAGTCATAACCGGGTATCAGCAATTTAACCCCGGCCATCGTTCCCGCTGTCGCAATACCGACCCCGGCAGCACCTGCAGCGGCCATGTTACCGGCAAGCTCCTTACCCGATTTATATCGCTCTTTCACTCGGTTTAGGTGCGCCTGCTGTGCGCTGACCTTCGCCAATGCTTCACGCTGCCGGTTGAGCTGCGCCGTCGTCTCGCTGATGCGTGTTTTAAGCCCCCGCTCATCGTTTGCCAGATTGCGGGTATTGATACCGGCGGCACCCAGCTCGCGTTGTTGGCGTTTAACCGACTCGGTGAGGCTGTTGTATTTAACCTGCAGCCCCTCGGCGGCACGTTTTGCGGATTCGAGCACCTGTGCCTGCGCTCGCGTCGGGCGCTCAGTATTTTTGAATTGCGTGGCAAGCGCTTCAGCCTCGCGCTTTGCCTTCTCCAGCGACTGGCCGGTTACGGCCAGTTGAGCGCTGGTTTTGCGAAAGCCGTCGATTTTCGCGGCCTGCCCGTTCAGGTCACGCAGCCCTTTTTGTGTGTCGCGAATATCGCCCGACAGGGTTTTACTCGCGGTCTGGATGGATTTAAGCGGTCGGGTCGCCTGGTCGACCGCTTTCAGCAAAACCTCAAGTCTCAGGTTATTACTCATTGTGGTGTCCGCTACGCTGCAGCGCCTTTTCGCGCCATGTGATGAGCTCGGTCAGGCTCAGGGAATAGAGCTCTGATAGCGGCCAGTGGAATATCACCGCGATATCCGCCATCAGGTCATCGGTCGACAGGTCGGGCGGGAAATCTACTCCGCCGAAGCCGGTGACAAAAAACCAATCACCTTAGCGGCCAGCGACAGCATATCGGGCAGGTTCATTGCGGTAAGCTCCTGCGCCGTAAGCGCGGGGTAGGTCATGCGTGGCAATACCTTAATCAGCGCATCGACTTCGGACTGCGCCACCGCTGCCAGACTGACACCGCGCAGGGTACCGGCGTTCGGCTCAATCAGTGTGACTTTATCAATCGTCTGACCGGCGCGCTTAATCGGCTTGTCGAGGGTCACGACGTTCGGGTTTACGGTGTCAGTTTCATTGCCAGCCATATCAACAAATTCAGCGGTTTTACGTGGTGCTTTTGCCATGATGTTTTTCTCTGCTCTGAATGGGGATTAATAACAGGCCAGCAGTGCTGACCGGTCAGGGAATTACAGCCCGATTGCGCGGCGGTGCTGTTCCAGACGGTCGACGCCGTTCACCTTCTCAACCATGTTGACGGTATCGATTTCGATGACGTCGCTACCATCAATCGTGAGGCGGTAATAGGTGCATACGGTCGACAGTTTGGTCGAGGTGTTTTCACCCTGCTTATTCTCGCCGCCGTCGATTTCTTTATGACGGCCACGCATGACCACCTCGACCGCCACGATTTCGCCAGTGTCGTCACGTTGGTAAGAGCCAGCAAAACGCAACGGCACAGCGTCAGCACCCGGCGCGGCGTACTGCGCCCACAGCGCCACATCAGGCAGGCCACCGACAGACCATTCGACGGTGAGCGCATCATCGTCGAGACCAAGGTCAATCGCCGCCGCGCCATTCATGCCGCCGCCGCGATAGTTTTCGAGCTTGCGGGTCAGCTTCGGCAGCGTCACGGATTCAACAACGCCCATGTAGCTAAGGCCGTCATTGAACATGTTCAGATATTTAAGTTTGCGGGGTAGTGCCATGTTGTTTCAGGCTCCTTAGCTGTTGACCGATTCGGCCAGATTCACCAGATATTTATCGGTGATACGCTGGCGCAGGGTCAGGCTTTCCAGTGGTGGAACCGGTGTATAGTCGTAGTCGATATACAGTTTCCCGGCCTTGAGGGTTTCCTTATCGTTCGATTCCTCGTCGAACCAGCATTCACCGTCCACGATGTAGCCGTTTGATTTCAGCTCGCGGAATTTGGCGTTAATGCCGTCGACAATGTCACGGATAAGTGATGCGGTGATGGGCTTATCGACCGCCCACATGTGCGCCTCGGCCATCGTGTCGGCCAGCACCTGCGCGGTGCGGGTGTAGTTCTCAAACAGGAAAAGCGGGTCATCAGAGCAGGTGCGGTTACCCCAAAAGCGGAAGCCATCCTTACGCACCAGTGTCGTGACCCCGGCCTCGTTGAGCAGATCAGCATCGGTGCCGGATGCCTGCAAATCCCAAAACACTGACGCACTGATGCCGGTAACACCCTGCACGCCGACGTTAGACAGGGTTTTGTGCCAGCCGACGGTCTGGTCGATATAGGCACGCAGGCCGAGTGCGCGCGCAGTTGCGTATGCCGGTGCGGTGGCGTTTGTGGTGGTATCCCATGCAAGGAAATCAGGCCAGATGACCATCAGCTCGCGCTGGCTGAAATTCTCGCGATAGGCCATCGCCTCGGAAATGGTTTTACAACCCCATGCGCTGATATAGCCAAAGGCGCGCAGGCTGATACAGACCGAAGCAAGTGCGACTGCGACCTCTTTGGTATCGAGACCCGGCACGCCGAGAATGCGCGGCTTAACGCCGGTGACTGCTTCGGCAGTCAACAGCGCCTTGATGCCGGTATATTTACCGTTCTCATCCGTGCCGCCGATGATATTGGAAATGGTCTGCGCTTCGGCGTCTTCTCCGGTACCTTCGGCAACACGCACGACAACTGTGACAGGTTTTGACTGGTCGGCGATGGCCTGCAGGGACGCGGCCAGCGTGCCTTTTTTACCGGCTTTCGCAATGGCGCTTTGCACATTGGTAATCAGTACCGGCTCGTTGAGGGGAAAGGTTGCCGCATCCGCATCGCTGGCTGTACAGACCATGCCGACGATTGCGGTTGCAACAGTGGAAATGACGCGGGTGCCGTCGTTAATCTCAAGCACCTGCACGCCGTGGTGAAAATCACTCATCCGGTTAACTCCGTGGTTAGTGGGCAAGTGTTATTGTCCTGGCTGGTCTGTTGAGGGGCTATTTGTCAGTGTTGGGCGATGTCTGACACATTGAGACATCAGCAACGGATGCGGGAAATTTTTTGTATAGCGTTGAGATACCCGAGGCGATCCAGTTTCCAGACCACAAGCGTATCGCCCTCTGACAAGGTTCTGAGTAACCTCTTTAGCCCGGCCAGTCTGATGTTTTGCCGCTGATTTTATCTTCGAAAATCAGCTCACATCCTGCGCACTCCAGTTCATTTCGCTGTAATGCGGTGTTCTGGTCATTTGTTGATACACGTACATAACCGATAAACATGAGAAATAACCCGGTAAAAAGTCGGGATCATGCCAGCTGAACGGAATATCTGCGTTTTCTAAAAGGTTGGTTTGGGAGAAGGTGCTCCAGCTATTGGCGTTCCGTTCTTCTGGCCGTCCGCTGCAATGCCAAATACTGTAATCGACAGCTGGTCCAGTATGGTGTTTTTGAAGTTCAACGGGGCGAAATTTTCTGCCTCTGATTACCCTGTGCTGGCGAAAGTGTTTCCTTCACTGGTATTACCTGAAGCCCGCGGTGATTTCATTCGTATCTGGGATGACGGGCGAGGTGCCGATGGTGGTCGCGAATTATTAAGCTGGCAGGAAGCTACAAACTTTTCTCAGTTTGCCGGGAATATAGGCGGAGGTGCGGGACACGCAATTAACTTTCATGATGGCATCGCCGGAAATCAGCCAGGATTTTCACGATTTAATTTCACCAGTAACTCTGTGGGTGATGGTGTGAATTTTGTTGCTGTCAGACCGCGAAATATTGCATTTAACTTTCTGGTGAGGGCTAAATAATGAAACCTGTTTTTGATGAAAATGGGCTGGCTACAGTGCCGGGCGATATGCGTTGTTTTTATTATGATGCTGAAACATCTGAGTATACGGGCTGGTCTGATGAATATATTAATACTGGCGTAAGTATG